GACATGGTCCTCCGGTGTCAAGAGATTGTTTAATCCGTTTTGATTAGAGAAAACCCGAGGAAGGTACGTGTATGTCCGAGACGCGGATACTCGAAAAGCTGAGTAAGTTAGAAAACCAGTACGCTAAGACTGAGAGTAAACTGGATAAGATAGAAAACCAGTACGCTAAGACTGAGAGTAAACTGGATAAGATAGATTCGACTATCTCCGTTATTGCTGTTCAAACAGAAAGGTTAAATGCGATGTCGATTCAAGTGCAGGTCCTCGGGAATAAATACGACGATGCGTTCAAGCCTGACGGTGTTGTTAGCAAGATACAGAGGCACCAAGCGGGGTGCCCTAAAGACGCGGTTAAAGAATCCCTTGACAGGATGTGGGTGGTGATAGGTTTAATGGCGACAGCAGTAACCGGGTGCCTTTTAAAAGCTTTTGGGGGTTTTTAATGGTTGAAATGAAGGCTGGTGCGAGGATCTCCATTGACACGACAGGGTTTACAAAAGAACTACGTGAACACCTTAACGACCAAGCCATGAAGATTGCGGATAAGATAAAAGCAGACGCAAAAGTTACTTCGGCATTTGTTGATAAAACCGGAAGGCTGAGAAAATCCATCAAGAGGAAGAAGAGTAAGTTCATAGACGGTGGTTATATGGTTAAAGCCGGTGGTAAAGGGGCGATGCAGGCATGGTTGGTAGAGCACGGGCACGGTGGGCCAAGGCCAGCAAGACCTCATCCTTTCCTTAAACCCGCACTTGATAAAAACGTATCCGAAGCCATAAGAGTTTTTAACGAAGGTATGAAATAATGCAAAATATTTTGACAGGTATATATGGACGTTATAACGCAGACGCTACGTTAAAAGATTCTCTACCTGGAAAGATGCACTTAGAGTTAGCCCCCTCTGGTGTAAAACTTGCATATGCGACCTATTTTATGGTAAGTAGTTATGTAGACTACTGGCTCGGGAACAGAAAATTTGAGGTTGCAACAATCCAGTTTGACATTTACGCCGGGACGAACGCTTCACGGTTAACGGCTTACCAAGCTTTAGTGGACCTTTTTGACGACTCAAAGCCGGTAGCAACTGGGTACGAGACTGTTTTAATGGAGAGGAAGAACCAGCAGTTTGTCAGAGACGGTGACCAGAATCAACTTCATCGAGCCGTAGTAACATATGAGTGCAGATATCTAAAATCTTAAAAGAAAGGAAAGAGTTTGAAAATCAACCTTGGGTGCGGACATCGAAAAATAGAAGACTACGTAAACATTGACGCACAGGAAAGGGTTAACCCGGACCTGGTTTGTGATGTTTTAGGAGGTCTTCCTTACGAAGATAACTCAATTGACGAGGTGAGAGCCTTTGACTTTTTAGAGCATATACCACTTGGTAAAACTATCGGAGTTATTGAAGAGATTTGGCGTGTATTGAAACCAGAAGGTGTGTTGGAGCACCTAACACCTTCGACGGACGGGAGGGGGGCCTTCTGTGACCCAACACATGTGTCATTTTGGAACCTTCTATCCTGGCAGTATTACACAGATGACGCACATCGTGACCTTTATGGGATAAGACCAAAATTCAGGATAAGTGAACTAAGAGATGTTTTAACAGGTGAACAAGTTGTTCATACATACGGGAGGTTACATGCTGTCAAATAAGATAAGTGTCATAATTCCCGTAGTCCGAATCACCTCTGCGGAACGGTGTGTCCGTTCAATCAAAAAACACTTGCCCGGGGCTGAGATAGTTTCGGCGGTTGATGTTGATAGGATCGGGTGTCCGGCCATGGTTAACATCCTCACGAAAGACGCTACTCGTGATTGGGTGCTTTTCCTCGGAGATGACACTGAGGTTGAAGAAGGTTTTGAGCAAGCATTAACAGAAACTCTTGCAACAGTAGACGAAAACTGGTTTGGGGTAGTCGGTGTTTGGACAGAGCCCGGGAACGACCAGGGGCATTGGATGGCCCATAAGAAAATGCTCGACCTTTTACCAGACGGACAATTTTTTAACGAAGCCTACGAACATTGCTTTTGTGAAGAAGAGTTAGGGGACATTGCTACTGAAACGGGACGAAGGCTCGTAGCAAAGGGGGCTAAGTTACGGCACCATCATCCTGTAAATGATGGGCATGAAGCATCTGATGAGTTTTACAAAGACGCTTATAGTGCGGGAAAGTGGGATAGAGATAAGAATACATACATCCAACGTAAACGAGAGCGGCTTGGAGGCGTTGCTATCGGGTTTCCTTTAGTAGATGCCCAAGTGCCGGTTCAGTTCTTTACGAGCTATGCTTGTATGGATAAACCTGATGCGTACTCCCTTTTGGTCCCGCAGTTTCCTCACGGGCCTTTTAGCGGAAGTCTGGCTGATGCCAGGAATAGTTTAGTCGAACAGGCACAGATGACCGGAGCTAAGTACCTACTGATGCTTGATACTGATCAAGTGTACCCTGTGGACACTCTTACTAAGTTACTTTCTCATAAAGTTGATGTCTGTGGGGTACGGGTGCATCGACGATGGATGCCGTTTGATCCGATCTTTTTAAGAGGAGAAATTGGCAAATATGAAAGCGTTTCCGAAGAAGAAGCCTATTCAGGTGATTTAATCGAGATAGACGCTACCGGGACAGGTTGCCTCTTGTTCGACATGAAAGTGTTTGACAAGATAGAAAAACCCTGGTTTGCCTTTGACCAAGTGGACGGTAAACCCATTGGGGAGGACATATATTTTTGCAGCAAAGCGAGGAAGGCGGGTCTTCGCATTTTTGTTGATACGTCAATAGAGGTAGGGCATTTAACTACTGTTGAAGTTAATCGATTTTTGCACCAAGTTTGTAAACACATAAAGCCTAAATTGAATTAGGTTAGGAGAAGTAAAATGGCAGTAATAGTAGGTAAAGACGGAAAGGTAACCCTTGGAACGACATCGGTCGTTGGTATGGGTACGTGGACATTGGACGGCGTTTCTGTAGAAGAGTTTGACGCTTCTGCTTTCGGAGACACCTGGAAACAGTTCGAGTATGGTATGAAGGACGGTGGTTCGGTTTCCTTTAACGGTCATTATACCCCTACGGACACCACGGGGCAGGTAGCCCTTCAGATGGCGAACCTTCACAACTCACACCTCACAAATCTGAGGCTTTACATCAACAACACTAGCTACTTTGAGCCCTGCCAGACGACAGGTTGGTTTGACCCAGATCATACAACAGGGATGCCGACGAAGGTAAGTTCAGTAACGATTACAACGTTCAACATCGGTATGGATAAGTCTGGCCTTGGTACAACTTCCTTCACAGCTAAAGTATCCGGCGTGATGGTGAGAGCAGTCTAAGAACAAATCTTTTTGGGGAGGGGATGTGCCTCTCCCCATAATTCACTTTGTAAAAGAAAGGAACGACAATGGCAACAGTTTTTTCGACAAAAGAGCCCAATCCCGGCGCATGGTTTAAATTTAATGATGAAGATCCTGGATCTGGTGAGATCCGTATTCGTGCGGTCAACCAGGCTAAGCGAACCGAGATCCAGAAAAAGTGTGTCAAGCCTAAGACCGAGTATAAGAATGGTCAGAGGTTCGAGTTTACAGACACCAACGACACCAAGTTCAGCGAAATGCTATGGGACTACACTATTGTTGAATGGAAGAACTTGGAAGATGACGACGGTACGCCCCTTGTCTGCGACACTGAGACTAAGATGAAACTGATGCTCGAAAATGTGGGCTTCAGTCAGTTCGTTTCAAACTGCCTGTCTATCCTTAACGATCTTGAGGAAGAGAGGGTCGCAAAAGTTACGGCAAATTTATCGAAAGAGCAGAGCGTCTCAAAGAAAAGCCGCCCTGCTCTACCTGCAAAGAACTAAAAGGCGAAGCCTTCGACTCTGCTGATTGTATTCTCTGCGTCCCACCGATTCTTCCTGAGAACGAGGACGCAGAGATGATCTACGGCATAGTCCAAGATCAGTTCATCTTGGGGATGGGCGGTCCGGTTGCCCTGAATCAAGTCGCAATACACGAAGCAATGAAAATGTACGGCATTGAAGAATTTAAAGTTGAAACGTTTGAGAAGGTTATTCATTTAGGAAGGCACTTCATTAACAAGATGAATGAAGCATCGGCGGCAGCCAGGGAGCGGTAAATGTCCAAAATCGGGGAAATCTATGTTGAGGTACGTGCGGATATCAGTCAGTTCAACGCCGGTCTCACTAAGATGCGAGAGGACGCGAAGAAGTCTTCTGTTGTCATAGCCGAGGCACTGAACGCCAGTGTTCCGGCAGGAAAGGTGAGTCAGAGCCTCGGTGATATCAACACCGGATTGAAACAGCTCGCCCAAACAGCCGCTACACCCGCTTCCAGTTTCAAGATAGCCGCAGCAGCAATTAACAGCTCCAGTTTAAAAATTCGGCAAGACTTAGGGCTAACTCAGAAAGAGTTTACCGATTTAAACGAGAAGATGCTTCGGAACCAGGCGTTCGAAACGGCAGCTAAAGCGATGAAAAGTGTCGGTAAAGCCGCTGGACTATCAGCCACAGAGATGACCGCTCTCGGTGTCAAGATGGGATACACGGAAGCTCAAGCGGCTAAACTTGTTGGTGGGATGGGTAGGGCGGCAGCCGGAGCCGACAAAATGTCCTACGCTTTCGACAAAGCCCATCACGAAGCCTTGAAAATGAATACGGTTTTTGATGAGACGAAGCGTAAAGCCTCTATGATGTTTCCTGATGGTGTGCTGCGGTCTTTAGCGGGTTTTAGAAACGGGTTATTGACGGTAGGTCTTGCTGCGGGGGCCGTCGCCTACAGCATAAAAAGTATGACCGAGAGTATATGGGCGGCGGGTATGGCTACGAAAGTCGCTGAAAACGCCTATAAAAATATCACAGGATCTGTAGCGGCGGCTGATAAACAGTTCGGGTTCTTGAGTAAAACAGCGGACGATTTAGGACTAAACTTTTTTACGTTAAGAGAGGGGTATAAAGGGTTTTTAGCCGCAGCGGAGTCTTCTAAAATACCCATGAAGGAAGTTCAAGCTATTTTCAAGTCTGTGTCAAACGCCGGAGCGATTTTAGGTCTTTCAAATGAACGTATGTCCTTGACGTTTCTTGCTCTAGAACAAATGCTCAGTAAAGGAAAAGTGAGCATGGAAGAAATCCGTCGTCAGATGGGTGATAGTATCCCTGGTGCTTTCCAATTAGGCGCAAAGGCCATGGGTATGACTGTCGAGGCATTTGATAAGGCGGTAAGTGCCGGAGAAGTTTACTCGGATGTGTTTTTACCCAAGTTTAGAAAAGCGTTAGATGAAAACTTTAAAGGGACTATCGCTGAATCTGTAAAAGCTGTAAATAAGCTTACCGAAGAATGGGAACGAGCGAAGAATAAGATGGCTAAGGGTGACTTTATGCACAATATCTCGGTTGCTCTAAAAGAGATGACAGATATGCTTAAAGACCCTGAGTTTATTGCAGGTATCACGGGGCTCACCACGGCGATGGCCAAATTAGTAATGTTCTCAGCGAAGTACGCCGCTATAGTCGGTAAGGGTTTCGGTGCCGCAGAAGTGGTTAGTGAAGCGTCTCGACTTCAAGAAATCGGGCTTATGGTTTTTCCTAAAGGGGGTTTCGAAACACAGAAGGCTTTAGCTGACGCCGTTCATTTTTACCAGAACATTGAATCTTTAGCGTTGAGCGCCGCTGAAAAAATTAAGGCTGGTACTAAGTTATCTATTGCTGAAACTTCAGCTTATATAAAACTCGTCGAAGCTGAATACACTAAACTCAAAGCCACGACAGATAAACAAGTTAATGTAAATATGGTTTTTGGTGATAACAGTCACGTACAATTAGAACAAGCACAAGAACAAGTACAGGCACTTGAGGAAAAGTTAACAGGTTTAA